GTTACGATTAATCCCGGTGCGTCACTTGTTGCTGTGTTTGACGGTACGGATTATGTAGGTCTTGGTGTGCAGGCTGCTGCCACACTCACGGCTGGGCAGCTTATTAAAGGTGCAGGCTCCACGGTTGTTACCCCCGCCACTGCCGGAACAGATTATGTAGCCCCCGGTACAGCCACGACATTCACGGCGCTCCAAACCTTTTTAGGGTCGTCTTCTAACTTGGCGCAATCGCTAGCAAACTCATCAGAGGTAGTGACGGTGTCGGGTTCAGGCGTGCCGGCGACTGTTGATTACGATGTCACCACGCAGTCAGTTATCTATTACACAGGTACTGCTTCGGCTGACTGGACCGTTAATTTTCGTGCGTCGTCAGGCACTTCACTAAACACAGCCCTTGCAGTTGGGCGAAGCGTTACGGTAGCACTATTAGCTACACAAGGGGCTGCCCCAAAATATAACACCACAATACAAGTGGACGGAAATACAATAGTGCCGAAATATCAAGGAGGTATAGCTTGGACCGCAGGTAATGCTTCAGGTATTGATGCGTATGTTTATACAATTATCAAAACAGCCTCAGCAACGTTTACAGTTTTAGCGTCACAAACCCAATTCAAGTGAGTCTAAGATGCCGCTTATCCAAAGATTAGGTTCTGCAAGCGCCAGAGGATTCGGCTTTGGTAAGACAGGCGCGGTGTATCAACGTAGTGTTGCAGAAACGGCTACTGCCTCAGATTCGGTAACTTGGCTAAGCACACTTAGTTTAGACATCACTGAAACATCTACTGCGGCAGATCAAATAGCAACATTAATAACTGCATTAAATCAAGTCACTGAATCTGCAACCGCAGCAGACGATGTAACAACGATACCATCATATATAAGCACGATTGCAGAAACTGCCGGAGCAACAGACGCAATATCATCACTCGGAGATCAAATTGTTACTGTGAATGAAACGGTTACAGCCACGGATGCGGTAGCCAACATAGGCACTTTTGACAAGGCGATAACCGAAACCGCTACCGGGGTAGACGTAACAAATATTAACCAGACTTACGATGGTGAACTAACAGAAACTGCTACAGGTGCAGATTCCCCAACCGCGTCCCGCTTAACTTCTGGGACAATTATCGAAGTAGTGTTAGGGGAAGACGAGGTATCTAGACTTGCGTTGGCAAACGGGATTGTTAATGAAACGGCTACAGGTGCGGATACTTCAAATGGTAATCTCAGTGTGGGCACGGTAGTTACTGAAACAGCTACCATAACCGATAGCACTACTGGGGTGCTGAACTATTGGGTTGCCTCGATTGTAGATACGACAACATCAACTGCGCCAATAAGAACTTATGACATTACCCTTGACACTTCAGGTAACGTTTATATAACAGGACTTGGCGATACAAGTTCAATCGCTAATGCAGTATTACTTGTTAAATATAACAACCTTGGCGTATTGCAATGGCAGCGAATGCTCGAAACTCCCTCAACTACAGAAATTGGGCGGGGGGTTACAGTTGATGCTAGCGGGAATATTTACATCGCTGCTACTTATGATGATAATTCTACAACATCGTCCCGCAAAGGGGTGCTTGTTAAGTACGACTCATCAGGTAACTTATTATTTCAATCAACTTACCAACCAACTTCAACATCTACACAAGCGTGGGCGGTTGCCCTTGATAGCACCGGAGCAAATGCGTACTCAGTAGGGCGGTTAGGTTATAGCTCATGGGATTTATACCTTGTAAAACATGATTCGTCAGGTACGGCGCAGTGGATGGAAGGACTATCCGGCGGGGGTGCGGATGATGGTGGCAGGGCCGTCGTTGTAGATTCTTCTGGAAATATTATTGTTGCTGGGTCATATGGGGCGTTAGTTTCTTCAACAAACTACGCATACGCGCTTCTTGTTAAATACGACTCATCAGGCACTCAACTGTATAAGAAGCGGTTTACCGACACAACCGCACAGCGAGAAACTTATTTTAGTGGTGTGGCACTTGATTCGTCGGGTAATATTTATTGCTGTGGCACTGCGGAATATAACGCGGCATCGGGTAGTGACATTATTATCTTGTCAAAATTTGATAGTAGCGCAAACCTTTTATGGACCAAAGGGCTGTACAACACTAATGTAAACACATTTCCAGAAGGTTGGGGGGTTGCGGTTGATAGTGATGATATGGTTTACATCCTTGGTACAGCACCTAACTTTTCTCCTGACCGTATTATTATTGCTAAATACGATTCATCGGGCACTTTACAGTGGCAGAAATTCATTGCGGTATCTGGGTATGATTTGGCAAATACATTAACTCGTCCATCTAAGATTGTAGTAGATGATGGGTCTGTATATGTAACAACGAGTTCAGAAAGTGGGTCACCAACGTTTAGTTTGATTTTAAAACTACCTAAAGACGGGTCGCTTACAGGAACGTACTCAGTTGGTGGGTATTCAGTAACTTACAGTGACGCTAACTACACAGAAGCTACACTGTCTTATACTGTAGGAAACGCCACAGGTACTAACTCAACCAAAACACTCTCCACCACTGCGGGCACAGCGTCTAGCTTTACTTCCACCGCTACTTCAACAACAACTTACTTATAGAAACCAAATGTTTGATCTTCTTTCAGGCGGTTTATTAGGGTCCATCTTCGGTGGGTTATTCCGGCTTGCCCCTGAGATCTTGAAGTTTCTTGACAAAAAGAACGAGCGCCAGCACGAGCTATCAATGTTCCAACTTCAGACGGACCTAGAGAAAATGCGCGGTGAGTTCCGTGTGGAGGAAAAGTATGTTGACTACAGCGTTCAGCAGCTTGATACCATCAAAAGCGCGTTTCAAGAGCAGGCTGAAACGGCTAAAGCAGCGGGTTGGTTTGTGGCTGGCATCTCAGCGCTGGTTCGTCCAGGCATTACTTGGGCTATCTTTGGCATGTATGCGGCAGTCAAGGCGGCTGCGCTTGTTATGGCATTTCAGACGGGTGCGGCATGGACTGAAGTTGTAACTAAGTGTTGGGATGAAGATGATTTTGGGTTGTTCACGATGGTTATAAGTTTTTGGTTCGTTGGAAGAAGCATAGAGAAATACCAGAAATCGTGAATGAAGCTAAGCAACTCGCCAAGAATGTACTGATCAAACCTTTCGAAGGTCTAGCAAAGCGTTTGCCTGATGGACGAGTCCAAGCCTATCCCGACCCTGCAACTAAAGGTCATCCTTGGACCATCGGTTGGGGGGCCACCGGACCAAACATCAATCCCGGCACTATCTGGACGATGCAGCAATGCGAAGACGCGCTAGATCACCACATTGAGTATTTTTGGCGAGAGTTGATTAAACAGTCCCCTACCATCCAAACCGCACTACCAAGACGCATTGCCGCAGTAATTAGCTGGGTTTACAATCTAGGCCCAAGGAATTATCAGATTTCCACGTTCAAAAAACGTATTAATGCGGGGGACTGGGAGGGCGCAGCCTATGAATGCACAAAATGGAATAAAGCTGCGGGCCGAGTGCTTCCGGGTCTCACGCGCCGTCGCGCTGCTGAAGCTGCACTAATGAGGTAAAAATGCCACTCAAAAAAATAGCGTTCAAGCCCGGAGTTAACAAAGAGAACACGCGGTATACCAATGAAAACGGCTGGTATATCAGTGAGAAGGTGCGGTTTCGCCAAGGCACTCCTGAGAAAATTGGTGGCTGGCAGCGCATATCCGGGGACACATTTCAAGGGGTTTGCCGCCTACTATGGAACTGGGTGACGCTTAGTTTTGACAACTTGTTAGCCGTTGGTACCAATCTTAAGTTTTATATTGAGCGAGGCGGGGCTTACTACGACATCACACCTATCCGTAGCACCGAAACGCTTACTGATCCTTTTACAACTACAAGCGGGTCTGCGGTAGTGGTAGTAACTGATACTTCTCATGGGGGCACAACAGGGGACTTTGTAACCTTCAGCGGAGCTTCAGCCGTAGGTGGGCTAACACTAAACGGCAACTATCAAATCACAGTAACGGGGGCTAACACCTACACCATCACGGCTGCATCAAATGCCTCAAGCACGGCCACAGGCGGCGGCACAGTAACGGCCCAGTACGAAATTCCTGTCGGGCCAGCTATTCAAGGTGCGGTTATTGGGTGGGGTTCTGGCGGCTGGGGGGAAGGCTACTGGGGGATAGGTCTTCCCGGTACCGAACAGTTGAGGTTATGGGAAGCTGAAAATTGGGGGGAGGATCTTGTGTTTCTTCCTCGCGGCGGGGCGCTGTACTACTGGGACGCAACAACTGGGGTATCGGCTAGAGGAGTAGAGCTTAATACAATTGGGGGGGATGTAACTTTTACAGCCGCTTCTCCTACAGTCGTTACATTAAATGAAAGTCGTTTAGTAGAAGGCACCGCAGTTCAATTCAATACTACGGGCACAATGCCTTCTGGGGTATCAGCTAGTACAACTTACTATTTACGAAATGTTGCTGGGGCCACAGCAAATATTTCTGCGTCCCCCACAGGGGCGTTGGTTAATGCTGGGTCTACTGGGTCAGATGTTTACATATCAGAACTTATAGATGTACCGACTAAAACAAACACCTTTATTATTTCTGATACTTCAAGATTTCTAATACTTTTTGGCACTACAGATTACGGTAGCGCTGTACTAGACCCCATGCTTATTCGGTGGTCGGACCAAGAATCTTTAGTAGATTGGGTTCCCGCAGCTACAAGCCAAGCAGGGTCTTTGCGGTTATCGCATGGGTCGGAAATCGTTACGGTAGTTCAAACTCGCCAAGAAATTGTTGTGTTTACAGACGCTTCGCTGTATTCATTGCAGTATCAAGGCCCACCTGTTGTGTGGGGTACTCAGCTATTAGGTGACAACATATCAATCATAAGCCCACATTCGGCAATTGTTGCATCAGGCATTGTGTATTGGATGGGGGTTGATAAGTTCTACAAATACGATGGTCGGGTGCAGACACTACGCTGTGATCTTAGACGGCATATATTTTCTAATTTAAATCCTTCACAAACCGACCAAATATTTGCGGGTACCAATGAAGGGTTTAATGAAGTTTGGTGGTTTTATCCCTCACTAAATTCAACCGTAATAGACCAATACGTAGTGTATAACTATGTAGAAGATGTTTGGTACTACGGTACCATGGGGCGTACAGCTTGGAGCGATTCGGGGTTACGTGCTTATCCACAAGCCGCAACCTACAGCTATAACGTCGTTAACCATGAATTAGGTTGGGATGACCAAACAGGTGAAACGCCGGTGGCTATTAACGCTTACATCGAATCAGCCGAATTTGATATTGAGGATGGGCAGAACTTAGCGTTTGTATACCGTATCGTACCTGACATTACGTTTGATAATTCGACTGCGGAATCTCCGCAAGTTACGATGACGCTTCTACCACTCGTAAATTCTGGCTCTGGATATAACACTCCACAATCAGTAGGTGGCAGTTCTTCGGCAACTATTCAGCGGCTTACGACAGTTAATATTGAACGGTTTACAGGACAGGTGTACGTCCGGGTGCGTGGTAGGCAGATGATCATTAAGGTTGAGTCTGTTGACCTCGGTAATGCTTGGCAGATTGGCACCCCTAGAATTGATTTGCGTCTTGATGGTAGGGCCACAGGACAAGGTGTATGACCACTCTAAAAAACCCTCCGGCACCCAACCTGCCGCTTTCCCCAGAGATATGGGATGCTAGGTATCAGGATCAGTTTGCCAACGTTATACGTCTTTACTTTTCTCGACTACAAAATGTCACGCAAAACTTACTTGGCACTAACGGTGGGCAGTTTATTGACTGCCCTAATGGGTTATTTTTCAACACCACCGACCAAACGTTTGCTGCGACTAATACGGCTTACCCTGTAGACTTCAACGCCACATACCTAAATAACGCCGTTGCGTTACAGGCCGGAAGTACCTCTAAGGTCGAAGTCAGTATCGGTGGGGTGTATAACTTTCAGTATTCGGGGCAGGTTAAATCAACTAGTTCGTCTGCTAAGAACCTGTACTTATGGATTGCAAGAAACGGGACAGACATAGGTTATTCAACCCATGCGTGGACATTCCATGACAACGACCATTACGCGGAAATAAGCTGGAACTTCAATATTGATTTAGCAGCTGGCGAGTACATAGAATTGCAAATTGCTGCGGATAGCACCAACATAAAGTTGGATGCAGAAGCTGCAACGGCTCCCCACCCCGGCATACCATCGGGCGTTTTAGCGGTAAACTTTATCGCTCCGTTACCTGACCCCAGACCCACACCTCCGTGAGATAACAATGGCAGGCGATAATTTACATCTACCAAACGGGTGGATTTACGAACCCGAGTTTGAAAAACCGTATATGAATATCATTACGGGGGAGAGTTTAAGCGCACGGGATTTTGAAAGCGACATTCTTCACCCCGGAGATATACAGTTTGAAGGTAAATGGTTAGACGGAGAAACTGTCGCGTTTCTTGTAGGGCAAATCAATAGTGGCAAAAGCTTATATAACTTAAACTTTAAAACTCCCGGCAATTCCGACACATGGCACGTAAACGATATCGCGCAGCGGTTAGCAGCTATTGGGATTAAAGATCTCGCAGAAATTGGTGTTGATGAAGAAAAAGGAATTATTAATAAAACAACTGGCGAGCCTCTCAACACTGCAATGGTTGGTGGTAAAGGTGGAAACATTATTGGGTCCACCGGTGCGGGTAAAGGGTACTCTAACTACACCGTACAGTTTGATGCTTTTGGTAGCCCAATTATTATTCCTGAATGGGATACGGCTAATTTTGCAGCTAAAAACCCATTACTTATTCAGGTACTTTCTTTTGCCGCATCGTTTGCAATTCCGGGTATTGGGCAAGCTATTGCTCCTTATGTTAGTAGTGTTGTCGGTGCAGCCGCAGCTCCTGCGGTATCCCAATTTCTTGTACGCACTGCCGTTAATACGGTGTTTAATGGGGGAGACCTAGGAAAAGCGCTTGTAAGCGCCGCCACATCCGAAGTGCTTCAAGGGGTGACCCAACTTGTTGCACGAGAGTTAGTTAGTTCTGGTATTGTGGATTCTATACAAACTGCTTCCGCTGTTGCTTCTCCAATGGTGGGTGCGGTTAATGCGGTACTTCGTGGGCAAGATCCTATGAAGGCGATGTTAAATGGGGCAGTTAATTCTGTTGTAAGTACAGCAGTTAACAATTTTGCTACTACTCAAAAGCTAGACCCCACATCAAGAGCGATGCTTCAAATAGGAGCTGCCGAAGCTATAAATGTTTTCCGCACCGGCAAATTTGACCCGTCCGCGCTTGCAGCTAAGTTTGTTGGGATGGGTATTGGGCAAGCCGTATCCAACGCTATGGCGGGGGCGGAAACTAAAGATAGTATAAAAAAGATGTCCGCAAAACAACTTGCGGAACTTCGCCAAGATCCTAATACAGTAAAAACAGTAAAGGATATAACTAACGGGGATGTTGATCTTGGTTCATTTAATTCTTACATCGACGAAACAGAAGCTAAGAATGCGTTAAAGAATGCAGGTATTGCAAACCCAACGGCTGCGGATATTGAAGCGCTAGTAGGGCAATTTGATATCGCAATAGATACCAAAGCCAATGAATTAAAAGATATTAAGACTTCATGGAACGCTTATTACGGAGCAAACCCAACCGCTGCGGATATTGATAGTGTTCGGATATTAGGTAATGGCGACGTAACTAAAGGCATTACTGCGGTAAATAACGCTAAAGAAGCGTATGCACAACTAGCCGGTACTACTGCGGATAAATTAACCCCGGCACAACTTGATGGTTTTAGAGAAGGGCTTAATCAATATACATATACCCGTGGGTTTTCTGGTGGGGATATGTCCCTTACCGAATTTGTAAATTGGTTTACAGGACAAAGAACGGTAGTTGTACAAACTGGAAAAGTGGGGAATCAGTATTATTATGAAAACCGCCCCAAAGCCGTCGATGAAGCAACTGGCGATTACGGCAGCTTTCAACTACCTGAAGGAAATCGGCTTGCGACTAAAGCAGAAATTGAAAAGTTTTTAAACGCCCCCACAGGAGTCTACGATCCTGACGATGAATTTTTAGGTGAACAAGCATTAGCAGCAAAGTATTTACCATCACATATACAGTTTGGTAAAGACAGTAACAACAATTATTTTTTCTATACAGAAAATACGTCAAACGCTAGTATTGACAACCCGCTAGTAATTAGAGCCCAAGACGCGGTACTTGGAACAGTTAACGCGCTTAATTACGCCAATGACTTAATAACTAAATATGGTGGTACGGATAATACTAAAACAGTATTGCGCGATTTTCTTGCCGTAAGTACACAAGGTATT